CGATACTGCCGCGAGAGGACAGGGGACGAATTTATCCAGTGATTCGTATCTGCCGTTTTCCACCGACATCGATGGGCAGGACCGGGGCGGATCGGGAGCAACGTGGGACATCGGGGCGGATGAGTATGTGGCTGCGGCGTCCAGCACGCGGGTTCCGTTTCGCAGGATGAACGTATTGCTTCGCCTTTGCCTTTCGGTTTTAACCCTCTTCGGGAGGTTGTTCAGATGAAATACGGACGAATGTTTGCCAGTGGGTTTGTCGGCACGACCGTCTCGACGGCGGCCAAGGAGCTGCTGCACGTCCTGTGCAGTTCGAGCCACGTCGTCGCGGTTCATGAGGTGGCAATCACGGGGCGCAGCACCTCGTCGGAATTTATGACGGTGGGCATTGCCTTCGCCGGGACCACGGCGGGCGTCGGCTCCACATTGGCCCTCACGCCCCTTGTGCAGGGGCAGACCACTTGCAGCGGCAACGTCTACGGGGTGGCGACGACAAACGCAACCGGCCTCACCTACGTCTACAAGGAAACCGTCAACGTGCTCAACGGGTTCCACTGGATTCCGACCCCGGAGTGCAGGCCGATCATCAAGCCCGGCGGTCGGCTCGTCGTGAGGCGGGAAACCGTAACGACGGCGACGGACTACGCCGTGGATGCTCATATCGTGTTTGAGGAGATCGGGTAAATGGCGGTTTACCGCATACCGTTCTGGCGCAGGCGTTTCGCAAAGAACGTCGTGTTCCTGCTTCCGCAGGGCGCAGCGCAGACCCTTGCTTTGGTAGCGGAAGCGTCTAACGCGAACGCGGGAGACAATGTCACCCTTATTATCGGCCACGTCATCGCGTCCGTTGCCGACGGCGCTAATGCCAATGCAGGAGACGGCATTACATTAAGCATTTCCCATCCGCTTGCCAGCGTCACCGACGGGACGCAGGCCAATGTAGCCGACAGCCCCGCATATACCCATGCGCACAATCTGACCGTTTCCGAAAGCTACAACGCCAATGTAGCCGATTCACCAGCGCACACGCAGTCGCACCTGTTGTCCGTAACGGATGGTGTGCAGCATAACGCGGCTGACGGTGTCGGATTGGGCGGGAACATAACGCTCGCGTCTGTCGCAGATGGGGCTCAGGTAAACACCGGTGATGCTCCCACTCTGATAATCGGCCATGTCCTTGCTTCTGTCGCGGAAGCCTCACAGATAAACACCGCCGTTACCCCGGTTCCGGTTCATGGCTACGGATTGACCGTGGGTGAAAGTGCGGTTGTCAATGCAGCAGACGGCCCGAGCCTGACACAGCACCACGTCATCACCGTAGACGACGGCGTAAATGCCAATGCCGGGGACGGGGTCACGATTTACGCGGGCGGGGCGCTCCCCGTTGCGGAAGGCATACAGCAGAACGTTTCCGATGCCCCGGATATTATTCAGCACCATGTCATCGCGGTATCGGAAGCCGTCAACGAAAACCATGCCGACAATATTACGCTAGGCGTCGGGGCCGATGTCCCCGTGACGGCAGGCGAGGGTGTGCAGGTCAACGTCTCCGGGGCTGTGAGCCTTATCCATGGTCAGGTTATCACCGTGGCCGACGGCGCGAACATTTCCGTTGCCGACGCCATTGTTGTCATCATCGGGCACACCATGTCCGCGCAGGATTCCGGGCAGATTATCGCCTCAGACGAGATCGCCCAACTCATTCAGCAGCACCATATCACGATCAGCGACGGAACGCAGGAACAGTACGCCGACGGGGTTGACTTCTCCACGAAGGTCACGCCTGACGACACCTACAACGCAAACGCCGCCGACGGAATTGTCCTTGAAGTGCATACCAGGACACACGGCAGGAAGCTCAGAACGTCGAATCCGGTCAGGGACCATCACCGGCAGTCTAAAATATACGTCAACACCTATCGCCGCGCAGGCGACGTGTGGAGGTCGAGATAATGGCGCTTGTGCTGATTACAGAGGCAACCGGCCCTTGTGTGACGCTTGACGAAATCAAGACGCACCTGCGGCTCTCCACGTCCGACACGTCGGAAGATTTGCTTCTCAACTCCATGCTGATGGCCGCGCAGAATGAGGCCGAAAACAAGACGAAACGGGCCATGATGCCGCAGACATGGGAACTCGTCATGGACGCGTTTCCCGAAGGCGGGATCGAAATTCCCCGCCCGCCCCTTTCGTCAAACTCGACGGACTTGAGCATCAGCTACATCGACTCAAGCGGGGCGACGGCTACGCTGTCCGCGACTGCCTACTCCATCGACGGGGATTCGGAGCCCGCCTGGGTAGTGCCGTCCTACGACAACGACTGGCCGGAAACCTACGACGTAATGAACGCCGTCAGAGTTCGCTACAAGTGCGGTTACGCGTTAAGCGGGGCGTCTACGGCCACGACTCCATACGGGGTCAAGGCGTGGGTCCGTCTTCGCGTGGGGGCCATGTATAACAACCGGGAAAGCCTGTCCGTGGAGTCTGGGGCGCAGACGATGCTTAAGCTTCCGCGCACGTTCGTGGACGGGCTTCTGGATGCCTACACGGTGATTAAGATATGAGGGCGGGGCGACTCAATAGGCGCATCAGTATCCGCAAGAGCACGTCGTCTCCCGACTCATACGGTGGTCAGATACCGACGTGGAGCACTTTTCTCAACGATGCGTGGGCGCAGGTTCGCCCGCTGTCCATGCGCGAGATGTGGCAGGCGGATCAGGTGTCGTCTCCCATCGACACAGAGTTTCTGCTGCGGTACGCGACCGGGATCACCCCGAGCATGATCGTTGTCTACGACGGCAAGGAATATAACATCCATTCCGTCATCGACGTGGGCGACAAGCATACGGAGCTGCGGATACTGGCCTCGAGGCGATCCACATGATTTCCATGACGATTGAGCAAAAGGGGCTGCGCGAACTGGACGAGAAGTTGAGGCTCTTGCCACTTGAGGTTCAGCGCAGCATCGGGCAACGGGCCCTCAACAAGGGGGCCAGGATCGTCAAGGACGATGCGCGTCGCCGCGCCCCGATGGGTCGTGCGTTTTACCGATATCCTTATGGCACGACGGCCCGGAACAAGAGGCGGCTGGGCCAGCTTCGGGACAGCATTGTGGTCACAAAGGGCAAGCCGTCCAGGGGCGCGGAGATCGTGACCAACATCAAGCCGAGGCTCAAGACCGGGTTCTACGGCTTATTCATCGAGAAGGGATGGATCCCGACGGGGAGGACGAAGAAGGTACGCGCTGCATACGGGCTGACCGTGCGCGAAGCCCGCTCGAGGATGCAGAGAGGGAGGGCCAAGGTGCCGGGGCGTCCGTTCGTGGAACCGGCCCTCGTCATGAACGCGGGCCGCGTGCTGGATGCGATCCAGAAGGAGCTCGGCAGGCTGATCGAATGGCGCATGAGGAAGACCAATGCCGGTTGAGTCGAAGATCTATTCCTTACTGTCGGGGTCAACGGTCATCACGTCCGTCACCTCGACACGCATATACCCGATGGCCGTCCCTCAAGGCTCGGACGCCCTCCCCGCGCTTGTCTATTCGAGGATCAGCGGCCACCGGGTCAATGCCTTGGACGGGTACTCTCATCTCGAGAACCCTACGATACAGTTTGATTGCTGGGCGACAAGCTATGCGGGTGCGAAAGACCTAAGCACCCGCGTCGCAAACGTTATGGGTTCCGCAACGTCGTTTGAGGCGATCCTGGTCAACGACCTGGACGCGCTGGAATGGGAACTCGGTTTCTATCGGTTAACGCAAGAGTGGAGTGTCTGGCACAAGGACACATAGGAGGTAACTAGCCAATGGCGATTGAAACTCAGGGCTCCATTTTTTACTGGAGCACGACAACTTCCTTGAGCACGGTTATCAGTATCGGGGAGGTGATTGGTTTCAATGGCCCCACCGGCGGCGCAAACGTCATTGACGTTTCCCACCTGGGAAGCACGGCGCGAGAGAAGTTGATCGGGTTGAGAGACGAAGGTCAAATCACCCTCGACTGCAACCTCGCGCCGTCCAATACGGGCCAGACGAAACTGCGCGAGTGCCGCGCCGCCAGGACGCAGGGGAACTGGGCCATCAAGCTCAACGATACGGCCATCACTATGCTCAACGGCCACGGGTATGTAAGCGGCTTCTCCATCACGGGAGCGGTAGATCAGGTTGTCAAAGCCAGCATCACCATTGAGATCAGCGGAGCCGTGACCTACTCAACGGTCGCATAGGAGGTGACGGTCATGGCGATTGAGTCACAAGGCGCGATTTTCTACTGGAGTACGACCACGGCGGCCTCCACATCGACTTCCCATGCCGTCGCGGAAGTGGTTGGTTTCAACGGCCCTACGGGGAGCGCCAACGTCATTGACGTTTCCCACTTGGGCAGCACGGCACGCGAAAAGCTGATCGGGTTGAGGGATGAAGGGCAAGTGACCCTCGATGTCAATTTCCTACCGGGGACAACGGCGCAGGACTACCTGAGGTCCTGTCGCGCCACCCGCACTATGCGGAAGGGCGTCATTCAGTTGAATGACAACACGACCGAGGCGGCGCGGACGAAGATCATTTTCGACGCCTATGTCAGCGGATTCAGCATTTCCGGTGCTGTGGATCAGGTCGTCAAGGGTGCAATCACGCTGGAGATCAACGGCGCTTGCACCTATGCCACTGTAATTTGATGAGCCTGGAGGGCGCAAATGTATCTGACAAAAGAGGAAATCCTTGCTGCAAAGGACATGAAGTACGAGGACATCGATGTCCCCGAGTGGGGCGGCAAGGTGCGGATCAAGTGCATGACCGGCAGTGAGCGTGATGCTTATGAGGCGTCACTTTACGAACTCCGAGGAACGGAAGTGAAACTGAACAGAGAGGACATGCGGGCGAAACTTCTCGCCAGGGTGCTGGTGAACGAACACGGCAAGCGACTGTTCGCGGACGGTGAGATAAAGGCCCTTGGCGAGAAGTCCGCCCATGCCCTTGAGAGAATTTATGTCGCGGCGCAAAAGCTGAACGCCATTTCCAACGATTCGGTGGAGATGCTGGCAAAAAACTGAAACAGCGGGGGTCGAGGTACTTTTACTTCGCCCTCGCAAGAGAACTGGGAATGACGGTGCGCGAATTGCTCGAGCGGACGGATTCGGTCGAACTCAGCGAATGGCGGGCCTATTTCGAGATCGAGAACAAGCGCTTGAAGGGTGAAGACGCGGAGACGGTAGCGGATAAGATCAAGGCTGGATTCATGCAATTCAAGGAACGGCTCTGATGGCGGTTGATCCCGTTGCAAATCTCTATGTGCAGCTCGGCATGGACGTTGCCCGCTTGCAGGGCGACGTGCAAAAGGCGACGACCATTCTGGATAATTTCCAGCGCCGCGTCGATCGCGGATTTTCCACGATGCTGAAGGGCATAGGCTGGACCGCCGCCTTTGCGGGCGTGACGGGTTTTTTGCACAAGGCCGTGCAGGAGGCATCGGCGGCGGAGCAGGCCATCACGCAGCTCAATACGTCCCTGGCGACCCTTGGGGCGAAGCGCGTCGGTGACATCAATCTTGTCAGCGCAGCCATTCAGCGCATGGCAAAGGAGATGCAGGCTGCCACGGGATTCACCGACGAAGAGATCATGCGCGGCGCGTCCCGCATGTTGACGGCTGGAATCGGCACGGAAGACCTCAAGCTTGCGACCGAAACGGCGACAAACCTTGCGCGGGCATACGGGCTCGAACTCGAGCCCGCAATGCAAATGGTCGTGCAGGCATATTGGGGCCAGCAGCGGGCCATCAAGAAAGTTGTCCCCGAGATGCAGGAACTTCTTCAGGAGGGCATGCGCGGGACGGATGTATTGAAGCAATTAAACGACGCCCTGGGGCCGCAGGCCCAGGCGCAGGCCGAAACATTCGCGGGTCAATTAAGGCTCTTGAGGATTGAGAGTGCCGAGTTTGCCGAGGCCGTCGGCATGAAGGTTCTCCCCATGCTGACGAAATTCTTGTCCCTCCTGAACGCCATCCGCAAGGGTGAGGGGCTGAAGGGCTATGAGATGTTCAATGCCCTTGGGGATGTCTTTGTTTCGCCGGAGCAAGCAGCCGCATCCATCGCGGGGATGACGCCATCCCAGCTTGAGAAGATGACCGGGGGCGCGACATGGAATCATCCGCTCATGTATGGCAAGCCCGGCGTCAAGCCGAAGGTTGAGGGGAAAGAAACAAAGAGAGCCGAGGACAGGTACGTCGATACGGAAGAGGCCTATTTGAGGCTTATCAAGGAGGAAGCCAAATTTTATGACGGCATTGCCGCTGGCCTGAAGGCCGTTGCCGATCAAAAGAATTTCATCATCGACGCAGACCAGAAAATGCTCGACATCGAACGCCTGGTCAGCCTGTCAGAGGAAGATTATCTGGCTGCCACGTTGGCGAATCACGAGCGCAGGGTGCAGGTGCAGCGGGATCTGATTGCTGAGCGGCTGAAATGGAACAACGTTATTGACGCAAGGGAGATGGAGGAGCTGGAACGTGCGGAGCGCCTGCTGGAGGTGCAGAAAGAGCGCGTGAGGGTTGAGGAAACACTCCGAAAAGATCCGTTTGCCGGAGCCTACAAGGCGCTGAGTGATCTGCAAAAAGAATATCAGTCTTACGGCAAGCTGATGGAAGACTACACCGTGGGCGTATTCAGGACGATGGAGATGGCCTTTGCCGACTTCTGCGATACCGGGCAATTTAAATTTAAAGAGTTCGTCCGGTCTGCGCTCATTAACCTGAATACCCTGCTGTTCAAGATTGCCGTGCTCGAGCCGATGGCGGCGAAACTGAGGGACATTCTGTCCGGTGCCGGCGGCGGCGGAGTCAGCTTTGGCGGATTTGGCTCGATTCTCGGCAAGATTTTCGGCGGGATAAACATCGGGGGGGTCGAATTCACGCCAAGCGGCATGATGATCGAAACCCTCACCAGCGCGAAGGGCAACGCCTTCATGAACGGGCGACTCTTGGCCTACGCACGCGGCGGTATCGTCCAGGCCCCGACCGTGTTTCCGATGGCGTCCGGCATGGGCCTCATGGGCGAGGCGGGCCCGGAGGCCGTGATCCCCCTAAAGCGCACGGCGTCGGGCGATTTGGGCGTGCAGGCGGGGGCGGGCGGTGCCACCTACAACATCACGATCCAGGCCGCCGATGCCCAGAGCTTCTACGAAATGTGCCGGCGCAACCCGTCAGCGATTACTGACCCCATTGAGAGGGCGTTGCAGGGCAATCAGAGCATCAGGCGCACAATCATGAGGACAGCAAAGTAATGGCGAAATACCCGAATTCTCCCGTTCCTTCATATGAGCACGTTGCCGCCTCGAGGTGGAAGACGGTGATTTCCATTTTCGATGACGGCAACGAGCAGCGCCGACAGAAGTGGACGGCCCCGCAGTACGACATTACGCTGCAATACAATGCCATCCGGGCAACGGCGATGTCCACGATCTGGAATTTCTTTGAGGCGCGCAAGGGGGCCTATGAGGCATTCCACTATTACATTGGGGAGGCGTGGGGCGAGAAGCAGGACGTGAAGGGCGCTTACATTGCCGTCGCGGACGGGACGGCAACGGCATTCACGCTGCCGTGCAAGAATTCATGTTCGGTAACGATCTATCAGAACGGCTCGGTCATCGGGTCGTCGCTTGTTGTCGTCAATGCAACCGTCGGCGTCGATGACGCGGACACGCTGAGTCTCGGCATGACGCCATCATCGGGCGATGTCCTGACGATGGATTATACCGGATACCAGAAAGTCAGGTGCCGGTTCAAAGAAGACTCTCTATCGCGGACGCTATGGGAGAAGGACATCTACAAACTCACGGTTGAACTGAAGGGACTCCCGCCAGCGACATGAAAACGATTTCAACGGCCATTAACGCGCAACTGGAAGCGGAGCAATTCAGCTACTTTTATACGGTTGAGCTTCGCCTTTCGGCCATTACCCTGTATTACACGGACGCAGACCGCCCCGTGCATTACAACGATATTCGCTATACGCCCGCCCCGCTCGCCTTTGCCGATATTGCCTACGCCGCCGCCCTCTCCGTCGATCAGGTTACAGTTGAGTTCGGCAATGCCTCTCTGGCGCTCTCCGCGTACCTGCTAGGTGAAGATGCCCGCAACCGGACCATCATTATCAGCCACGGCGTCATGAACGCCGCAGGGACCGTCCTGGGGCTCACAAACCTGTTTCAAGGCATTGTTGGGGAGTGGGAGCTTACGGAGGACCGGGCGACGATCCGGGCCTTAAACGAGCTTGTACTGTGGCGAAAGCGGCCTCTCAGGACCGCCTCGGCCACCTGCCCGTGGGTATTCAAGGGAACGGAATGCACCTACGCAGGCGCGGGAGGATGGTGCGATCAGAGCTATTCAAGGTGCGCGGAGTTGGGCAATCAGGCCAATTTCGGCGGGTTTCGGTTCCTCCCGGCCCTGATGGAAAAGCAGTTGTGGTGGGGGAGGGTGCCTAGGTGATTTGGGCCAAGTTCACAGCCGAGCTAGTGGGCAAGCCGTACAAGGCAGGGGCAACCGGCCCGGACGCCTTCGATTGCATGGGGCTCGTTATCATGACGCAGCGCAAGATGGGATGGAAGGTGCCCAAGGAATTTGAGGGATGGACCCTTGAAACCTACGCACAACGGTTTGAGTCGGACCCCGAGGCGGGCCTTGCCGTCCTTGAGCGCCTTTTAGACGCATACTGTAGCAGGATCGACACACATTTCCTGAAAAGGGGCGATGTCCTCATTGTGAAAATAGGGGAGAACGGGCAGCGGATTCCGGGCGTGTATGCCGGTAAAAGGCAGTTTTTGACCGTCGTAAAGGACAGAAAAGTGCGGATTTACGGGGCAGACAAGTATTTCACCATCGAACAGGGGTGGCGGTATGGGCGTTGAAGCCATTTTCTTTGCCGTCATGTCGAGTCTGTTCAGCCTAGTGCAGATGCTAGGGGCGAACCAGAACGACCCCCTCAAGGCGCTGGAAGAGGCTACGCGCGGGCAGATGGTGGACAGTAAGGACAATCAGGACAACATCCCCCTGATTTACGGCCTGCAACGCGTCCCCGTGAACGTCTGCTACATGATAACGACGGGCACGAATAACAACGAATTGCATCTTGTCGGCATCATCGGAGAGGGTGAAATCAACGGCATCCATCAGGTCGGCGGGGTCGATCAGATTTGGCTCGATGATAAGCTTTATACCGAATACGGCTCCCTCGTATCGTATCAGGTCTACACGGGCACCTCGACGCAAAACGCGCACGCGGCCCTCGTAACGGCCACGGCGGGAATGTCCCCGGAAGATGTCTGGAACGACCCGCTTCGCAACACGGCATACATCTACATGAAACTCACCTACGACCAGAACAAATGGCAGGGATTGCCGAATATCACGGTTGAGGTGGAAGGGCTCAAGGTCTACGATACTAGGACAAGCACCACGGGATACAGCGCAAACCCCGCCCTGTGCGCCTACGATTTCATTACGCGAAGCTCTCGCCGGGGAGGCATGGGGATTGACACGGCCCGTGTCGTGACGGCCTCCGTGGACGATGCAGCCAACTTCTGTGACACGAAGGGCTGGACTCTCGGCCTTGTCCTGCGCGACGACTCGGCGGCAATCGACAATCTCAAGCAGATTATTGATACCTACCGGGGCGATGTCATCTATTCCGAAACCCAATTCAAATTGCTTTACCGGGATTGGGATTCCGAGTCCGTCGTGATGAACCTCGGGGAATCGGACATCGTAGAAGCGGGCGGGGTATCGTCACTGAAAATATCTCAGCCGTCCGTATTCGACACGCCCAACGCCGTCCGCGTGAAGTTCTGCAATACGGATAACAAATTCATTGTTGACGATTACGTTGTCTCCGATTCAACGTCCATTACCGCCGACGGGGATTTCCGAGAGGAAACGGTGCAACTGCTTGGCATTACGGACTACGAGCACGCCATGCAGATGGGAAATTATCACCTTGAGCGGTTCCGCGTCAATAAGGCGATCAATTTTACGGGGCATTCCCGCTGCCTCGCCCTGGAACCTCACGACCTCGTAACCATGACACACACGTTCCCCGGATGGTCGAGCAAGGTTTTCAGGGTGAATGCCGTCACGGTAACGCCTGCGATGGAGGTTGCCATATCGGCAGTTGAGGAGTCGAGCGCCTTTTACAACGATGTATTAGACATTGCATCGCACAACTATCACGACACGACCCTTCCCGACCCCACGGCGACGGTCCCCAATGTCATCAACGTCACGATATCCGAGGAAACCTACTCCTGGGCCAATCGGACGCACACCCGACTGTTAATCAACTTTGACCCGCCCGCAGCTACGTCCTATCCGTTTTGGGATCACGCTGAAATATGGGTGAGCCTCGACGGCGGCACGAACTACAACAATATCGGCACGGCCACGGGTGATTTCCAGGTTGACCCCGTAGAGGAAGGGCAGACCTACACCGTCAAAATCGTATCGGTGAACATATGGGGAGGAAAGGAAATTTTCGCTTCTGCCTACTCTGCGGCGCATCTTATCACAGGCAAGGCGGAGGCGCCTACGGCACCGGACGCGATCAGCGTCGTGGCATCAGGGGACACCGTGACCATCCTGACGGATGACATTACAGACCAGGACATTGAGGGCTACGAGGTGCGCCTGGGTGATACATGGGAAGGCGGCATTTATATCGGGACGTTCAAGTCGGCGCAAATCCGATTGAGCGGATTCAAGCCCGGCTCGTTTACGTTCTGGTTGGCCCCGCGCGACAACCGGGGAAGATACAGCGATACGAAGCGCAGCGGGGCTGTCACTGTTTTCAGGCCAGCTGGGTATAGCGTCAGGGAATCAACGTGGAATTGGGATTATTCCGTTGGGGTGCATAGCAACACGACCAACAGCACATATGCGTCTACGGCGGTTTTAAAGTGCACCCACGATGCAGACGTGCTAACCGGGACGTGGGTATCTCCTATCTACGACCTGTCGAGCTCAATCACCGTGCGCGTGTGGGGGGATTTCCTGACGGTGTTTGCAGGCAGCTCTGCAAGTTGGGCCGCGCTCCCCTCGACAAACACATGGGCCTCGATTCAATCATCATCTAAACGTTGGTATGAGGTCGTAAATCAGTCTCAGGCAGGAATCCTTGAAAGCACGATCCGTTGGGGAGATTCCACCGATGCGCTGAATAACTCAGCCAAAATGTTTAATGTCTGCTCACCAGAATTCACGGCGAGATACATGCAGGTTGACGTAACAATCACAGACCCCGACGTGCTCAGTCAACTATATCTCAAAACGCTGAACATGACGGCGGCTTATTGGAGCACGTAAATGGCGCTGAGAGTGCGGATCAAACAGATCACGAACGGGCCGACACCGGGGACGTACACCGTCTATTCGGAATTATACGACGATAATTTCCCCACGGCGGCGATTGCTGGCAAGCAGCATAACTACAGCACAACTGTTACCGATGCTAAGGTCATGCAGGCCGTGCAGAGCGCCTACGCTGCCGTTGCACAGGCATACATCAACAAGCTGGCTGTCAAGGCGCACCTTGAAACCGTCATCGCGTCTCTGTCGGTTCCTACTTCATAGGGGGAGATATGTCTCAATCCTATTCTTCAAACTGTTTCAGCACGGCGAACGTCATTGAAACGGATATGCAGAACGTCGAAAACAATTTCGATGCCCTGCGGTCCCTGTTCAGCGG